GCTAGCCGAGCTGGTCGAGCAGCCGCTGGCCCGGGTCAAGATGGCCCTCGAGGCCACCGCGATGCAGCCGCGCAGCCTCGATGAACTGGTCTCAGACGATGGCAGTCCGCTGGGCGATCTGATTGCCAGCGGCGACGACCACGACAGCGAACGCCAGCTGGAGCGCCAGCTGCAGGAGGAGCGGCTGCTGCGGGCGATGGCCGAGCTGCCGGATTTGGAGCGGCTGACGCTCGAGGGGATTGTCTTTGGCCGGCTCAGCCACCGGGAGCTGGCCGAGCAGCTGCAGCTCAGCAGCACCCGGGTGGGGCAGCTGCAACGGCAAGCTGTCAACCGCTTGCGCAGCATGTTTGCCGCGGCGGCCACCCCTGGGCCTGAATCAGAAACGAACTTGATCAATGACCGTGATCCTGTCATGATCACGATTGCGGTGGAACGACCGGTCAGCTCAATGGTGCAGCTCTGCTTTGAAAATGTCGTCCTGCCCGTTTGATTCCGAGCTCACCTGGCTGCCGGTTCCCGGCTTTGAAGGCCGCTACTGGGTCAGCTCCAGCGGCTTGGTGCAAGGCGCCGATGGCCGTCTGCGCCGCCAGCACCGCAGCGCCAGGGGCTACTGGCGCGTCCACCTGAGCGACGGGGGCCGCCAGCGCACCCACAACGTGCACCGCCTGGTGGCCGCGGCCTTCCTGGGTCCCTGCCCGCCGGGGTTGGTGGTCTGCCATGGCCCCGGTGGGCCAAGCGACAACCGCCCCGCCAACCTGCGTTACGCCTCCCAGGCCGAGAACTGCGGCGCCGACAAGCTGCGCGACGGCAGCGCCCAGCGCGGCGAGCGCCATGGGGCCAGCCAGCTGACCGCTGCGATGGTGCTGGCGATTCGGGCCCTGGCCGGGCATTACCGCCAGGGCGACATCGCCTGGGCGCTGGGCACCAGCCGCGCCAATGTGGCCAACATCATCCATCGCCGCAGCTGGGCCTGGCTGTAGCGCCGGTCTGCAGCGCCTGGAGCTTGTCCGCCAGGGTTTCAGCCTGGACATGCGAATAGCGCCGCAGCATCTTCCAGTCGCGGTGNCCNGACTGGTTGGCGATCTCGGTTTCGTTGAGGCCCACCTCCCACATGCGGCTGATCGCCTCGTGGCGGGCCTGGTGAAAGCACAGCGTCTCGAGGCCCGCTTCCGCCCGCGCCCGGGCGAAGGCGCATTTGATCGCATTGGCGCTGCACTGCAGCACCGCCCCTTGCCGCGTGGGTCCCGCCAGCAGCAACGCGATCGCCCGCGGGCGTCANCGCCACGGTGCGCGGGTGGCCGTTTTTGGTNANNGGCAGGTGGGCGGTGCCGGCCTCCAGGTCGATCTCCTCCCAGGTCAGGTTCAGCAGCTCACTGCGCCGCATCGAGGTCTCCAGGGCCAATTCGACGGCCCGCAGCACCTCCGGGTTGCGCCGCCGCCGCAGGGCCGCCAGNAAGCGCTGCCACTGGCCGCGGCTGAAGCGCTCGGTGCGGCTGTCATCGCCGACGCGCACACTCACCGTGCGGGCGGGGTTGCCNTGGACCTGCGCCCCCCATTCCTCGCGGGCGATGTCGAGCATGGGCCGCAGCAGGTTGAACGTCCGGCGCACCGTGCCNGGTTTCACNTGCNNCAGGCGCTCGTCGCGGTAGGCCGCCAGGTGGACGCTGCTGAGCTGCGCGCACGGCACCGCCGCCAGCCAATGCCGGTGCAGGTGGTTGAGCATGTGCACCTCGCTGGCGCCGGAGCGGTGCTTGGGCAGCTCCTGGTCCTGGTAGCGGCGCACCACCGCCCCGAAGGTGCTCGGCGCNGGCGTCAGGGCNCCGGGNGCNGGCTGGGCTGCCGGGCGCAAGGGGGCCTCAANGCTGTGGGCCCAGGCCTCGGCTTCGGNGCGGCTGGCGAAGGTGCGGCTGCGGCGGACCCCGACGCGGCGCACCTGCACCTGCCAACGCCCGTTGATCTGGCGGATCGAAGCCATCGCGATGTGTGATCACAGTTGCCCGTGAGATCGCTGAGATGACCTGCAAAACCGAATGGGCGATACTGGATTCGAACCAGTGACCCCTTCCGTGTGAAGGCCAAAAATTAGAAAAAGAAACTAAGTCTCAAAGCGAGACAAGTATTCATCAGCGATCTCACGGGTTGACCCTAAGCAGGGAACGGGTCAAATCACAAAAATCACAGCAAATCACACGGAATCACACAAAAAAGTGTGATGTGGTGACAGCCTTGTGATTGCAAGAGCAACATTTTATTGAGAACGGCATTAAGATTGGAGGTTGGCTTTACGGCCCCCAGGGCGGCAAGGGCAGGGACCCATGGGTGAGCCGCCACCACCAGATCGCCCACTCGCGCCGGCGGCTGTAAAAGGCCTGCTCGCGGTACCACCCCTCCAGCGGTTGGTCGCTCTTGGCGACGTTGCAGCGGGTGCAGGCGGCCACCAGGTTGCCCTTGCTGGTCGGCCCGCCCCGGCTCATCGGGATCACATGGTCGAGCGTGGCCTGCTGCGCCAGACAGGCGTCGCAGTAGGCGCACCGCCAGCCCCAGGCCTCGAGGATCGAGCGGCGGAAGCGCTGCCGGCTCTGCTTCTTGCTGACCAGGACCACACCGTCGATGCCGTGGTGAGCAACCGTCACCCGCCCTGTTCGATTGGTTCAGGGTACGGCCCACGAGCGGGGCGCCACCGGCGAGGCCACGCCAGGGCACAAGATGCAATCACAGGCGTGATCGTTCACGGAGCGTGTTCACGTCCTTGTTAGCGGGTGCATAATGTGGCCTGTCCCGCCCTTTTTGCGATGCCCCGCACCGCCAAGCCGCCCATCGAAGTGCAAATGCTGTCGGATTACAGCCGCAACATCGAATTTCAGTGCTTCCGCCGGCAATGGACCGTGGAAGATCTTGTCAACAAAACCAGTCTCTCCAAGAACACCATCCAACGCATTCGTGCCAACCGTCACAAGCAAATCGACGCCCATGCGTTGACCTGCTTCTGCTCGGCTTTTGAGGTCACCCCCGACGAACTGCTGCTGCGCCACGACGGCATTGCCTACTGAGCACCGCGCTCAGCTGAGCAGCAAGCACCAGCCCTTGTTGGCCGCAGCGCGATAGGTTCCCTGGCCGGCTGGCTCCACCATCCAGCGCGGGCCCAGGTTCTTGTAGCTGTAGTGCAAGCTCTGGCCCTTGCTTGACAAGGTGGCGCCGCCGACCAGATCCGGCTCACCCCAGGGGTCGTGCACCACCAGCCCGGTGGCGGTGTAGCCAATCGCCAGGGCCCAATGGCCGCTGCCCCGGGGCGCGGTGACGGGGCCGCGGTGGATCCAGCCAAACGGCACCGGGATGCCGGTGTTGATCTGGGCGCGCACCAGCTCGAAATTGGCGTTCTGGCGGAACACCGCCTTGATGCCATAGCGGGCCAGCGCCTGGATCTGCACCGCGGCGTCGGTGGTGTCGCCGATGCTGAAGACCGTGCGGATGTAGTCGTCATCGCCTTGGATCGCCCCCGGCTTGAGGAACTTGAGCGCCATGGCATTGGTGCTCGAAAAGCAGGTGCGGTCCCGATCGCGGTAGTTGTCGCGCTGGCTGTAGAAGGGCACCGTCAGGATGCGGGTGGCCTGCGGCGGCACCGGCGGTTTGGGTGGTACCGGCGGGACCGCGGCGCTGGGCTCACCCGAGCGGAAGCGCCGGGCGAACTCAGCCACCACCGCGTCGGGCAACTTGGCCTGGAACGCCTCCCAGGCCTCCGCCGGCGCGACGCCGTAGAGGTAACGCCAGGCAGCGCTTTGCCGGGCCAGGCCCTGGTCGTACTTGGCGGCATCGGAGAAGCGGATCATGGCGCTGCTGGGCAAGGAAGCGGCACCGCCGCCAGCTGCCAGCAGGGCCAGTTCAGCCTGCCTGCGCTCCACCAGGCCCTCCAACACCTGGCCGTTGTCGCCTTTCACCCAGCGCGGAAACTCCACAGCCATGGCAGCAGCCGGTGTTTCTTTGGCATTGAGCCTGCGCAACAACGTGCTGCGGCTAAACGCTCCGCTGCCGATGTTCTGCACCAAACACACCAAGGCGCCAAATTGCGCGTCAGTGAGCACAGCTTGAACCAGTTGCTCTACAACCTGGGCGGCATCCGCCAGGTCCTGCTGAAACTGCGCTTCGGCCTCAGCCAAGGTGCAGNGGGTGCCGGGCATCACCGGCATTCCCCGAATCCGGGTTGAACCCCGGCCAATNGTCCAGACATTGGAGGGGCAGCGGTAGGCCTTCAGCNGGTCTGGNCCAATGCGCTCATGCAGNCCCTCGTANCGGCGAATCAGCGCTGCCGCTGCCGGTGGCACCGGGCGNNGCATGGCTCAGCCGTTGTTGGAACGGATGTGATCTTCNACCTGNGAGATGCGNTCGTCGTGCCGGGCCAGCANCTGCTCGGTGAGAGAAATGCGGCTGTCAAAATCTTTGTGTGTTTCCTTGTATTCATCACGCTCAGCGCGGTGGGCGACGCGCTCTTCTTCCATCACCTTGTTGACATCTACTCTGAACTGGGACAGTTCTTTGGCAATGGTGTTGAGGCCCATGCTGAGGGAGGTCCGAAATTTGACGCCTTCTTGCATTCCTTTGACGACTGCTTTGATGCCCCAGCCAGTGGCGCCCAATAGGGCCGCGAAGGCAACGGAAGCCAGAGCTTCGACCATGGGGAAAACAGTGATCAAGTTCACGGTAACGCCTGGACGAAGCGCGACCAGAGTTGCCGGGCTTGAAGATTGTCGGTTCAGCTGAATCGGTAGACTGAACCAGGAGGCTTTGGCAAATGGCGCAACCTGCTCGCTACGACTTTCAGGTTAAGCGCCGCGCCGACTATCCTCTGCGCCTGCAGATCAAAGACGGCCTCAAGCAAGCTGTTGACTTGACCGGGTTTACGGTTTTTGCTCAGATCTGGGATCAATCCAGAACTCAAAACTACGCCACGTTTGAAACTGAGTACACCGATCGCCTTGAAGGACGGATTACCCTGTGGCTGGATGCGTCAGACACAGCGTCCCTGCCTGACGACGGCTGGTACGACGTGCTGGTGATTGACCCATCGGGGCACAAACAATACTATCTGGAGGGTGTTATTTACGCTCAAGAAGGCTACACCGAGCTGGCATGAACGAAGCGCATGTCATTCCGGGTTTAAACCAGCTTGTCGTTGTCGAAACAGCGGATGGCAAGTTGGTTGAACTTGTGCGTCCGCAGGAATCACGCCTTGTCGAGGTGGTGACCACGGGCCCACAAGGACCCGCAGGAGTGCTGGGNGGCATCANCAACNTTGAGGNNGTTGATGTTGTTTCGGCTGTAGACGGATCGCTTCTTTACTATGACGGCGGAAGTTCCACATTCCGGGCGGATTCCAACGTCACCAAAACAACCCTTACCGACGGCGGTAATTTCTGATGGCCAACATTCTTCGCATTAAGCGCCGCGCTTCTGGTTCGCCCGGTGCTCCTTCGACCCTCGAAAATGCAGAACTTGCATTTAACGAGGTCGATAACACGCTCTATTACGGCAAAGGCAGCGGTGGTGTCGGTGGTTCAGCCTCCACCGTGGAAGCCATTGCTGGTGCTGGCGCGTTCATGACGCTCAGCGGCGAGCAAACGGTCAGCGGCGCCAAAACCTTCACTGGCGCCCTGGTCCTGGGCGCCTCGGCCACCGCCTCCACCCAGGCCAGCTCCGACAACAGCACCAGCCTGGCCACCACCGCGTTCGTCAAGGCCCAGGGATACCTGACCAGCTCGACCGGCGTCACCAGCGTGGGCCTGTCGCTGCCCAACCTGTTCACCGTTTCCGGCAGTCCGGTCACCACCACCGGCACCTTGACCGCCCAGCTGGCGACTCAGGATGCCAACAAGGTGTTTGCCGGCCCTGGCAGTGGTTCGGCGGCTGCCCCCACCTTCCGGGCGCTGGTAGCCGAGGACATCCCCTCGCTGAATGCCAGCAAGATCAGCGATCTGGCCACGATTGTGCAGGCCTACCGCCTGGATCAATTTGCCGCGCCCACCAGTGCGGTCTCGCTCAACAGCCAGAAGATCACCGGCCTGGCGGATCCCACCGACGCTCAGGACGCGGCCACCAAGGCCTACGTCGATGCCAGCCGCCTGGGCCTCGATGTCAAGGAGTCGGTCAAAGCCGCCACCACCGCCAGCATCACCCTCTCCGGTGAGCAGACCATTGACGGGGTGGCCCTGGTGGCCGGTGATCGCGTGCTGGTCAAGAACCAAGCCACCGGCAGCGCCAACGGCATCTACACCGTCGCCAGCGGCGCCTGGGCCCGAGCGCTGGACTTCAACACCAGCGCCAAGGTCACCCCCGGCGCGTTCACCTTCGTCGAGCAGGGCAGTGCCAACGCCGATTCGGGTTGGGTGCTGACCACCGATGGCGCCATCACCTTGGGCACCACGGCGCTGAGCTTTGCTCAGTTCTCGGGCGCCGGCCAGATCGACGCGGGCAACGGCCTGACCAANANCGGCAACACCTTGGCGGTGGGCACCGCGTCCACGCGACCGGATCGTCGTCAATGCCGATTCGATTGACCTGGCCACCATTGGCACTGCCGGCACCTACCGCTCGGTGACGGTGGATGCCTATGGCCGCATCAGTGCCGGCACCAACCCCACCACCTTGGCCGGGGGTATGGCATCACCGACGCCCAGCCGCTCGATGCCACCTTGACTGCCCTGGCCGGCGTGACGGTGGCCGCCGACAAGCTGATCTATGCCACCGGCGCCGATGCGTTTGCCACCACTGATCTGAGCAGCTATGGCCGCAGCTTGATCGATGACGCGGACGCTGCGGCGGCCCGCACCACGTTGGGCCTGGGCACGATGGCCACCCAGAACGCCAACAACGTGGCGATCACCGGCGGCACCCTTGATGGCATGACGATCGACGGCGGCACGTTCTGATGTTCACCGGGGCTGATTCTTCAGCCCCTTTCTTTTGTCCGCCTACCTAGGCACACCTGGACAGCCACATGGCCAACACCATCAAAATCAAACGATCGTCCGTGCCTGGCAAAGTGCCAACGGTCGGCGATCTTCAACTGTCTGAGCTGGCGGTCAACACATACGATGGACGGCTTTTTCTCAAAAAGAACAACGGCACCGAAAGCATTGTCGAAATTGGCGCTGCTGCGGGTGGCAACACGGGGCCGATCCTGGAAAGCGCTCAGGTGATCAACAGCAATCTGTTCCTGAGTGCTGGCAGCAATGGGCTGTCCGTGGGCCCCGTCGAAATTGCAGCTGGTTACACCGTCACCATTCCCGCCAACGCCACCTGGGCAATCGTTTGAACCATGGCCTACGGATCCCTCAAGGTTGACAGCCTTCAGACCAGCACCAAGACAGTGGCGATTGACACGCTGCTCGATTCAGGCGGCCTCAGCAGCGCCACCAACTCCAGCAGCACCACCACCGGCGCCAACAGCGCTGCGGTCAAGGCGGCCTATGACCTGGCCAATGCCGCCATGCCCAAAAGCGGCGGCACCTTCACCAGCGACATCAGTTTGGCCGGCCAGGCCGCGGTGCGCTTTCTCGATGCCGATTCCAGCCACTGGGTCGCCTTTCGCGCTCCGGCCACCGTCACCAGCAACCTGACCTGGACGCTGCCAGCCACCAATGGCGCGGGTGCCCTCACCAACGATGGATCAGGCACCTTGAGCTGGAGTTCGGGCGGCGTCAGCCTGGGGCTGGCTGTCGCCCTCGGGTGAGCCCTCAGGCTTCGTCCGGCTGCAGGCTGTAGAGGGGCGCCAGGCCCATCTGCTCCATCAGCTGCTGCAGCTCGAGCAGGTGATCGGCGGAGAGGTCGGCAGCACCCAGCACGTTGAAGATGCAGACCTGAAGGGCCGCTTCGTTGGGCCGGCCCGCCTTGGCATCGCCCATGGCCGCAATGAACTCGGTGCAGGCGGTGGTGACAGCCAGATCGGTCACCGCCTTGGCCCGGATGGCCTGATACACCCCGCTGACCAGCAAGCCGTCGTAGAAGCCGCGGTAGTTGGCGGCAGCCCGCAGGCTGGCCAGGCGCTGGGCTTCCAGTTCGGTCTCGGGGATCGCTTCCACCACATAGGCTCCCTGCTCCGCCTTCCAGATCAGGCGCTCCAGCGAAGGCGTGTAGGCCGGCACCGCGATCGGGCCAGCAAAGCCCCAATCTTCCAGCTCGTCGGCGCTGAAGGTCGAAGAATCGGTCCGCGTGCTGCCATCGTTCAAACGAACGCGCTGAGGAAGCTCTGCGGGAGCAGCACCGTTGTCGGAAAACAGAAGAGCCATGATCAAAAACGTCAGAGTGGTTCGGCAAGCAGCTTGCGATTAAGTCCGATCAGGTATTGATTGGCACGGCTGCGAACAGAAAGCACACGGCATCGGCGCAGGTGCTTGGTATCAGCGTAGCGAAGCCATCCCTTAAAACTTCCCGTGACATGAATCAAGCGCTGCGCTTCTGACAGCCGCATTCGCTTGACCTTCAAGCGGTACTTAAAACGCTGAATGTTTTTGCGGCGCACTTGCGTGTGCGTGGGCCAACTGATGTAGCCCGCAAAATCCACGCCTCGCACGGACACAGGAAACACCTGCCAGTTGCTTTTGAGCTCTAGCTTGTACGCTTTGAGAAACGCAGCGATGGCTTGACGGCACCAGTGCAGGTGCTTCTTGTCTGGATGCAAAAGCACGAAATCGTCGCAGTAGCGAAAATAGTGCGGGATCCGCAGCTGTTCTTTGATGAAATGATCTAATGGGCTCAGGACCACGTTGCCGAAATACTGCGACAGGTAATTACCGATCGGAATGCCGGGTGCCGAATCGATGATCTCATCCAGCAATACCAGCATGTCTGGATCTTTGATTTTTGCGCGCAGCACCGCCTTGAGCACAGCGTGATCGACCGATGGGTAAAACTGCCGAATATCACCCTTGAGTCCGTACCAGCCGTCGCATTGACGCACCGCGGTTTTGACACGATCCACGGCGTCATGGATGCCGCGCCCTGGGATGCTGGCATAGGTGTCGCGGATGAAACTTTTGATCCAGATCGGCGCCAGGACCTGGACGACGGCATGGTGAAGAATGCGATCAGGGTAGAACGGCAAGGCGTAAATTGTGCGCTGCTTGCCCCGCTCCATCAAGCGAAAGATGCGGTAAGGGCCGTTGCAAAAACGCCGCTCTTTTAAGAGTTGCTGAAGCTCCAGCAGTTTTTCTTCTGCAATCGGCTCAAAGACCCGGACCTGCTTGTAGTTCCCCTTGCCGCGCTTGGCATTGCTATAGGCCACCTGCAAGTTCACAAGGTCGTAGACCTGTTCGTAAAGGTGGCCGTAGCGTTTCAAGGTTGGACCCCCAGCGTTGCGGAGCGTTCGATCAAGCTACTAACCCCTGGTGCATTGTGTGTATTCGGCCAAGCGGCCAGGCCTGTTCAGGATGACTCGAGTCTTGAATCTGGGGGCAGCGCAAGCCGGCTACTGATGTTCGAATTGGCATTGGAGGACGCATTATTCGCATTCAGGTAGAAAGTGCCATCTAGGGAGCCATTGTTGGTGTTACTGCTCACATTGGCGACTTGCCAGCCGGAGGCTGAATCAGGCCTTTGCTGCTTAAATCATGACAACCACCCCCTGATTCAACGACTTGACAAGGGCCCGCTTACGCAACACCGTACGCAAGCCGGCCACCGAAGCTCGAAGAGGCAAAGGAGGACGCAAGATCCGCACTCAGGCAGAAAGCGCCAACAAGGGAGCCACCGTCGGCGCGACCGCCCACACCGGCGACCCGCCAGCCGGTTGATGTCCACAAGCCATCACCGATGAATGTGGTCGGCGATCCGCCTGATGCTGTCGATGGCAAACACACGCCATTGAGATCCAGCAACGCGGTCTGGTAGCTGCCGGAGCCGCTGGCAATGGTTCCAACCAGCGTGTAGTTGGTCGCCGTATCATCAGCCCAATGGCTATAACGGCTGGCCAGGTACACGCTGGTGCTGTTGGCATTAAAGCCATCGGCCCACTGCCAGGCCCGGCCATAAATGTTCTCCAGGCCCCGGTAGCTCATGTAATCACTATTGCTACCGCCGGAGGTGTACTGGTTGCCGCTGCGGTTGCCGCGGCTATTGCTCAGGCCCGTGGCCACCACATACACATTGCCTTCCATGGCGCCATTGCCCAGCACCTTCTGCGTGTTCATGGTCTGGAACTCGCTGATCATCAGGTACTGGGCAGCGGCCATCTCGTAATAGCCCAGCTGGTGCCAGCCACTGCCGCGCCCGGAGGCAGCGGTGCGGAATGTGGCCCGGGTGGCGCTCACCACGTTGTTGGCCCCGCTCACCGAGGTCAGGGCGCCGCTGGTGGTGCCGCCCGTGCCCTGGTAGCCGCCCAGGTAGAGATGGGGGCGGTAACTGCCGTCTGCCTTCAGGAAGGCTGGATGGGGCGCGTAGCCATTGGTGCTGACGTTGCCCAGCTTGACCTGGAACACATGCACGTTCGAGACCAGGCTGTGGCGCGTGGAGAACAGCGGGATCTCCACCATCACCATGCCGTCACCACCGGTCAGCGTGGCCGCCACGGTGCCCGCCGCAGGCGTTGCCGTGGTGGTGGTTGCCAGGCACTCCCACAGCGAGCCGTTGTGGGTGACGCGGGCCCCTTTGCTGTAGGTGCCAGCAGCCCAGGCGCTGGCACCGCTGCGCAAGCTGCCGCTAGCGGTTTCGGTGAAGGTGTTGCCGGTGTAGAAGGTGCTGATCGTCTGGCGTTCGACGATGCGCAGCCAGTCGCCCGCCTTCTTGGTCGAATCGTCCGCGTCGAGGTAGTAATTGACCGCACCGGTGGAGCCGTTGATGACGCAGCGGCGCATCCTGGACTGCACATCCAGATCGATGTAATCCTCGTTGCCGGCGAGGGCCTGGAAGCTGGTGGAGCCGTTGTAGGGATACCAGGCGTAGGTGTCGGCGCTCTGGTTCCAGCCAAAGGCGTTGTCGATGTTGTTGAACAGGATGGGCCACAGGCCCTGGGCCTGGAGCTCCTGCTGCTCCCGCAGCGTCCAAACGCCAGGACGGGCGCTGGCGCTCCAGGTCGGCGTCTTGCCGATGTATCCACCTTGGGGACGGGCCATGTTTTAGCTCTGCAATGGGTTAGATCAGTGGAACTGTTTGTGATCAGGTGATCTCAAGAGTTGAAACGGTGACCTCCAGATCCCCACCCGCCGAGGCAGTGGCCCGCAGCTTTTCGCCCTGCTTGAGCACCAGCTTGTTGGCAATCAACTCCAGGCTGCCGTCGGCAGGCACCGGAATGGTGTTGGCCAGTTTGGCGATGGCGTTGTTGCTGGCATCGGTGATTGTCACCGTGATGTCAGCTGCGGCGGTGCCATCGACGTTGGCAATCAGGCAGCTGAGCACGATCGCTCGGTTGCCGGCAGCCACATTGGGCGCCTGGTAGACATCGGTGATGCTGGTGGTTGAAAGGGCCACGCTGGCCCGGTTGAAGGCTTCTGCCATGGGTCGAGGTCCGAATTAGGAGAGGGCGATGGTCGTTGCGAAGCTGGAAGCATTGGCCGCAATGGCCTGCTCCAGCTGCGCTTGCACCGCCGCCACAAAGGCGGTGGTGGCCAGTTGGGTGGTGTTGGTGCCGGGCGTTGCCGTGGGTGCGGTGGGAGTGCCGGTCAGCGCCGGCGACGCCAGCGGCGCCTTGAGATCCACCGCATCGTCCAAGGCCAGCAGCTGATCTTCTAGATCTCCCAGCTGATTGCTGATCGTGGTGGCGAAATTGGGGTCATCGCCCAGGGCCGCCGCCAGTTCATTGAGGGTGTCCAGCGTGGCCGGGGCCGCATCCACCAGGGCCGACACTTCGCTGCGCACAAACGCCGTGGTCGCCAGCTGCGTGGTGTTCGTGCCGGCGGCAGCGGTGGGTGCAGCGGGGGTGCCGGTGAACGTCGGGCTCTCCGCCACCACCAAGGTGCCACTGGTGGGGAGCACCAGCGTGGTCGGACCGCTCAAGGTGAAGGCCAGGTTCTGGCCCTCGCTGGTCGAGAAGGCTCCGCCGAAGCTCACATTGCCTTTGAAGCTCACCTGCCGGTCGGCATTGCCCACCGAGACCGCCAACAGGCGACCGGCGGTCAGGTCGTCGTTGACCTGCAGCTGCAGGTAATGCGACGGGTTGGTGGCATCTTTGAGGTAAACGCTCTGGAAGTAGCCGTTCTGGTTGGAGCTGGTGCTGGTGCTCAGTGCATCGGTGATGCCATAGCCCGCCAAAGTGCTCGGGTTGGTGCCACCCACCACCCGGCCCTTGGCATCGACCGTCAGCGAGGTGTAGGTGCCCGCCGTGACGCCGGTGTTGCTGAGGGTGGTGGCAAAACTCAGGTTGACGCTGCCATCAAACGCCCCGGAGGTGCCGGTGACATCGCCGCTGAGGCTCACCGTGCGGCCTGTCGTCCACTTCAGGGCCTGATCGGCGCTGCTGGCATTGCCCGTCAGGCTGCCGCTAAAGCTGCCCGTGCCGTCGCGCTGCACCAGGGTGCCTGCGGTGGCATCAGCGGTGGCGGCGTCGAGCTTGGTCTTGTCCGCTGCCGACATCGCCCCTGCCGCATTGCCGGTGGCATTGGTGATGCCCACGGTGACGGTTTTGACCGCCGGATCGCCTGCCGAAGCCGCACTGGTGGTGATTGGTGCGGTGCCAACGACCGCATCGACCTTGGCCGCCAGGCGGCTTTCGGTGTAGGTCTTGACCGCAAACTGGGTCGGCACCGTGTTGCCGTCAGCCGTGCCGGTGCTGGCAATCAAGCTGGTGTTGTTGCTGACCTCCCGCAGCTGCACGCCCACCACACTCAAACCGCCGTTGCGGCTGAAGGGGCCGATGAAGTTCAGGCCCGAGAGGTTGAACTGGCTGGTGTTGATCGTGACCGCACCGGTGGTGCCATCGACATCAAAGGCTTCGCCGACGCGGAAGTTGCCCAGCTCATCGGTGGTCGAGAAGAACACCCGACCGCCATTGGTCTCCACGATTTGGTTGGCCGGGATCGGCACCCCGCCGAACCAGGGCAGAGCGTTGTAATTGGTGCCCGCCCCGACGTACTCCATGTTGTGACCGCCAGTGGCGATCTGGGAGCGCAGGTGAAAGTTGATCGATTCGCCCTGGGAGATCGGCGCAAACAGACCGGCGTTGACGTTGTTGAAGAAGTTGACGCGGTAGCCGTTTGTGATCGGCACTGAGCCGGTGATCACATACTGCTGACCGTTGACGATCATCAACATTCCCGGCTGGGGGCGGCTGACCGGACCGATGCTCGACGCACTCAGGCCTACGACATCAATCTCGGTGTCGCCTTTGACGGTGACGCCGTAAACGCCGCTGGCGCTGCCACTGAGGGTCAGGGGCACCCCACCAAAAACCGTGGCCACGCGGAAGCTGTTGGCGCTCAGGCCGGTGGCCACCACCCAGTAAGGGGTGTCGGCCTCCAACTCCGGCGGCAAGGTGCCCTGGTTGGCCTGGAAGAACAGCTTGGTGCCCGCCGTGAGGCCGTGGGCGGTGGCATTGATCGTGCTGGTGGACACATCAATCGTCACCGAGAAACTGGCCAACGTGGCGCCAAACGCCGCGCTCCCTGCTGCTCCGATGAACACCGGATCGGGGGAGTAGCCATCGGCCATCAGGCCGTAGGTGCCAAAGTCCGTCGTCGAGTTGGACAGGTTGACCTGGCCGCCGCTTTCGGCTTTGACGTGGTAGCTGCAGAAGGTGCCAAAGAACGACACCAGCTGGGCATAGCCATTGTTCTTGACCAGGCACCCCGGACCGTTGAGGTTGATCTGGGTGAACGAATCCACCACCATCGAGCGGATGGGGGAGTTGGGCGCGCACTTGGCGCCGTCGATCTCCATGCCGCCACCGGTGATCCCCTGAGACGTGCTGGCCGCAAAGCCATCGCCCTGCGCCGCGGTGTAGCTGGTGCAGTTGCGGATGTAGGGCGAGACCTGGATGTAGGCACCAGGTCCAGTGGCCCCCAGGGCGCTGTTGTCGGCCAGCTCGTCATAGCTGATCGCCCAGCCCTGCTCGTTGAGGGTGGCCTGGTGGCCGGCAAAGGTCATGCCCTGGGCTAAGAAGCCCGAGTCGACCTTAAAGATCCCCTTGGTGGCGGTTTGAGTGGTCGGGCGGACGAAGACGTTGCGCAGCGCATCGCCCCAGATCGCCACATTGCGCGGTACGCGCATCGGGCAGATCTCGGTGTAATCACCGCTGGCGATCTTGATCACATCACCCGGCTGAGCCATTGCCACCGCCGCACGGATGGTGCGCAGCGGTTCGCCTTCGCTGGTGCCGTCGTTGGAGTCGCTGCCCTGCAGCGAGACGAAAATCTTGCGGCTGTTGCGGAAGGCTTCCAGCTTCTGGCGCAGGATGTTGACCGTGCTGGGGGTCGCCGCCTGGGTGACGCTGGTGCTGCTGAGGCTGTTGTTGAGCTGGACGATGCCCGCCTGGCTCAGGCTGGCATTGCCGATGATCGTGACATCGCTGGTGCCATCAAAGGGCACACCGTTGATCAGCCGCGCGACTTCGAGTTTGGCCGCCGAGGCCGCTGTGCCCGTGATGCTGGCATTGATCAGGCCCGCAGAGAAACCGCCGCTGGCATCACGGCGCACAATCGCGCTGGCCACATTGGCCGCATTGGCCGCATCGAGCTTTTGCTTGTCCGCAGCGGAGAGAAATCCCGACTGGCTGATCGTGGCGTTGGCGTGCAATGCCCCGCCGCCCAGCGTGCCGTGCTCGTGAACGTGATCAGCGCGCGCAAATCCCAGCGCGTCTTGACCCGGATCGGCAACACCCAGTGGCGAAGGCGTTACATTGCTTGGGAAAAAGTCATTGACCCATTCAGTGTCATAGGCCGCTGAACTCTTTTTTCTGATTTTCTGTCCCGCAACGCCATCGGCTGGTAGGCCGTAGGCCTGCGCACCGGAGGCCTCGATGACAACAATCTCGGCGCCAAGTGAATCGATAACGTTGTTTTGGTTCGCCATTAGTCGTTGCGAGACTGGGTTTTCTCGACTGTAACAACGCCTTTAAGCCAGTAATACCTACGACCACTGGGTTGCGTCATGCTCAAGTCCCAGAAATAGTTTCCGGGCGCAATGGCTACCGTTACAGCAGGTGCCATTTCAATTTCAAAGCGACCATCGACTGCATTGGTGATCGTGCAATCAAACGTCGCTAGCTGCTCATCGCGTTGGTTTTTGATGTCAGCATCGACTTCCCAATTGGTAATGTCGATGGCGATACCGTTTTCGTCCTGCACGCGAAACTGAATCCTGCGCGTGGCGTTCTGGAGAATCGCCTTTGTGCCGGTCAGGTTGTAAATCCCGGGATAAGCCATGCGTCGGCACCTGCCGTCAATTCATTTTGCCAACTGGTTGCAGGAATCCAGGCTCCTGCCCTGTGCCAGCATCAACAATGCGTTGCTGGCGCAACAAGCGTCACCCAGCCGCCGTCACTGCATTGCATCTGACGTTGTTGCGCAACAGTTGGTGCAATACCTGTTTGCTGTGCCAGCTCACCTTTGGAGCGGTTGCCATAGCCCACCTCGCGCATCAGCAACTGTTCTGCTGCAATGCGCGATCCCTCGTGCAACGCCAGCACCACCGGGCCCTCGCTGCTGTGGACCAGCTGCTCTTGCTCCCACCAGGGCTTGGGCTCGAGCCAGGCCGCCAGTGCGTCAGCATCCCCGCAGCCGGCGGCCTCCAGCAGCAGTGCCAGGGCGTCGCGATCGGCGGCCTCAGCCGAAAGCCCCGACCAGGTGCCGCTGCCGCCCAGGGGCCAACCGCAATCGCGGCTGGCTGGATCGGTGTCGCGGTCGTCATCCAGCAGCAGCGGTTGCGCCACAGCACCACCGGTGGTGAGCACCACCGCCGCGGTGCGCAGCTGGCCCACCGCACTCCAACGGGGCGTGAAGCAGTGCTGCACCTGCAGCGTCGCCGCCGGTTGCGGCAGCAGCGGCGCTCCGGGCAGGGCTTGATCCAGCCGCAACACCTGCCCGGCGGCTGGCAACCTGCCGTGTTGGGTGTGGGCCAGCAGTGCTGCCCAGGCCCGCTGCTCGAAGCTGCGGCCATCGACCAGCCGGCGCAGACGCACCCGGGCCCCGATCAACTCCACCGCCAGCTCCCGCGGGCGCTCAGCCTCCATGTCGCCAGCCATCAGCGGGCCATCGAGAACCAGCCGGGTCGGTTCATCGGCGCTCCAGGCTGCTGCCGCCAAGGGCACCGACCAGCGCCTGCCATCGGCGGCCTCCAGCCACAGCAG